ACCCACCAATTAAAGACCGAGTTCAAACCTTACAAGCACTCTTGGAAAACTCAAAAGGACGGGTGCGTGTGGCGATTCATGCCCGTTGCCGACGCTTAATTGAATGTTTAGAATTACAAAGTTATGATGAAAAAACAGGCGATCCAGATAAACAAAATGGTTACGACCACCTTAATGACGCGCTTGGATATTTATGTTATAAGGAGTTTAATATGATTTATAGTAGAGCAGGAAATAAAACAGGCATTAGAATTTACTAAAGACCTGATATTATTAATTTAAAAACAATGTATAGCTCTTTCACAAATAGAATTGATAGTTTTGAAATACCGGTAACAGAAGTACAGCAGCAAAATCAGGCGTGGAGAAATATGCAAAGTCATTGGGGATTAATAGAAGATTTAATTGAAGGTACTAGTAAAATTCGAGGTAAAGCAAGAATTTATTTAAAACAAGAACCGCGTGAAGAAGATGAAAGCTATGATGTTCGTTTATCCCGTTCAGTTTGTCCTCCTTACTATGTAAGAATGGAAAGAATGTTGGCTGGTATGCTTACGCGTAAACCAGTAAGATTAACAGATGTTCCAGAAATAATTGAAGAACAATTATTCGATACAGACCTTGAAGGAAATAATTTAACTAATTTTATTTATAATATTTCTCGTTTATGTATTCGTTATGGTCATGTTGGTGTATTAGTTGATGCCCCCGCAGAAGGTGGCCGACCTTATTGGATTCCTTATACTCCACGAGACATTATTGGTTGGCGTACTGAAATTGATAATGGATTAAGAAAGCTTACGCAATTAAGATTAACTGAAAGAGTAGTAAGACCTAAAGGTTTATATGGTGAAGAAACTGTTGAACAAATAAGAGTATTAGAACCTGGAACATTTCAATTATTTCAAAGAAATAATAAAGGTGATTTTAAAAAAGTAAATGAAGGAACTACAAGTTTAGATTTTATTCCTTTTAGTGTCGCATATAGCAACAAGGTTGGTATTTTTGAAAGCAGGCCACCATTAGAAGATATTGCTGAATTAAACATCAAAAGCTATCAAATTCAAAGCGATTATGATAATCAATTACATATAAGCGCTGTTCCAATGCTTGCTTTTTTTGGATTTCCGGCAGCAGCCGAAGAGGTTTCTGCTGGTCCAAGTGAAGCATTATCTTTGCCTGAAGGAAGTAGTGCAAGTTATATTGAACCAAATGGAAATAGTTTTAATGCTCAAAGAGAAAGAATAGATAAACTTGAATATCAAATAAACGAATTAGGATTAGCAGCTATACTCGGGCAAAAAATGAGCGCGGAAACAGCTACAAGTAAAAGAATTGATAGATCACAGGGCGATTCTACAATGATGGTTTTAAGTCAACAAATACAAGATTTAATTGATAATTGTTTAAAATATCATGCAGCATTTGAAAAACAAAGTGTGGCAGGAACTAGCTTTGTAAATAGAGATTTTGTAGATTCAAGTTTGGAACCTGCGCAAGTAGATGCATTATTAAAAATTTATGCGCAGGGAATTATAGATCAGGAAGAACTGCTTAAAAAATTAATTGAAGGAGAAGTATTAAGTGACAGTATAAATATTGAAGAAATGCTAAGTAAAACAATGCAGGGTGGATTAATTGAAATGGATCAACAAGAAACAACTAATGAATAATGGCTATAGAGCAACAACAAATACCGGAAGCATTATATAGAAATGCTATAAATTTAAATAGATATGAAAACAGCGTAGCTCTTAAAATAGTCCAGGAATATAACAATATAATTGTTGGAATAACAGACAGATTAAAACAATTTGAAGCTGGTGAACTTACTTTAACTCCGGCTGCTGTTAATAGACAAAGAACTTTATTATTACAATTGCAAGAAAGTTTAAATACTTGGGCTGAAAGTAGTTCATTAGTTTTAACTCAAGAATTACAAGGTTTGGCTGAATTGCAATCTGATTTTATACAGGAACAATTAAAAAAAGTATTACCAAGTCAGGCAACTAAAAATGCAGTTCGAACAGTTGAAATAAGTCCGCAGTTTGCACAAAGCGTTGTTAATACTGATCCGCGTCAAATAAATGTTTTTACTTTACCTGAAGAATTTGCAGTTCAAACTGGTACTATTCCTAAATTTAGTTTGACTGCGCGTGAAGGTGCTGTAATTAATTTACCTAATGGTGTAAATGTAAGAACTGCTTTTCGAAGAATAGCTGCATCTCAAACTGAACTTTTACAAAATACAATTCGAACTGGTTTGTTATCAAATAATACTACTGCTCAAATAGCTAAAGAATTAAGAGGTCAATTAAACTTTGAAGCTACAGGTACTCTTGCTCAAATAAAAGCAAAAGGTGGTATTGGAACTACTTTAGCTAATAATCAAATTGATACTATTGTTCGAACAAGTATTAACCAAGTAAGTAATTCAGCTATTAATAGTGTTTTTCAAGCAAATTCAGATATGATTGACCGCTATAAATATGTAGCAACTTTAGATAGTCGAACTTCTGCTATTTGTGGAAGGCTTGATGGTCAAGTGTTTGAAATGGGTAAAGGTCCTCAACCTCCACAACATTTCAATTGTAGATCAACTATTGTTCCAATAATTAAAGATTCTTTTCTAAAACAATTTGGATTAGAAGATGATGATCTAGAAGAAGGATTACAAAGACCTTCAAAAACAGGATTATCTAATAGAGGAAAACTAGTTCCGGCTTCTGAAAATTATGCAGTTTGGTTAAGTAAACAGGATATAGAAACTCAGAATAAAGTATTTGGTATTGAAAAATCAAAAATTTATAGATCTGAATTAAAAAATAATAATCCTACAGATGTTTTTCGTAAATTCGTGCGTTCAGACGGATCAACGTTAACATTAGAAGAGTTAAGACAAGCTAATGCCAATTAAAAAAGGAAGGTCACAAAATATAATTTCAAAAAACATTCAAATGTTAAAAAAAGAAGGGAAGCCACATAATCAAGCTGTTGCTATCGCTTTATCAACTGCGGGTAAGAAAAAGAAAAAAACAAGACGAAAAAAGAAATAAATAGTAAACTATAAATAGTTGCTTTTAAAATTATGCCAGGTCATTACGGTTCAATGAAGCCTAAAGGTACTAAAAAGAAAAAAGGAAAAAAAAAAGCTGTTAAAAAGTAATGGCAAAGGTAAACAAGCCAACCGATCCGGAACTGTATGCACGTGTAAAAGCTAAAGTTAAAGCACGTGTTAAAAGATGGCCAAGCGCGTATGCAAGTGCGCAATTAGTTCAGGCCTATCAAAGAGCCGGCGGAGGATATACTACCGTTAATAAGCCAAAAGCAAAAACTAAAAAAGGTGCTAAACGTGGCAAAAAAAGAAAGAGCTAAAGGTGGTTTAACCGATTGGTTTAAAGAAAAATGGGTTGACGTAAAAACAGGTAAACCTTGCGGCAGAAAAAAATCTGAGAAAAAAAGACGAGGTTACCCTGCTTGTAGACCAACAAGAAGAGTTTCAAGTAAAACACCTAAATTACTTTCGGAATTATCGCCAGCAGAGAAAAAAAGATTTACCGCAGCTAAAACAGGTAAAAAGAAAATTTCATTTCAAATGAGACGAAAACGTAAAACTACTACTAAAAAGAAATGAAAATTAAATCTGGCAAAATTAATAAAAGAAGAGTTAGACTAACTAAAAGGCAAAAAGATGCTTTAATAAGACACAAAGCAACTCATGGTCATTCAAAAAAACACATGGACGAAATGACAAAAGCAATGCTTAGTGGTAAAACTTTTATGGAAGCACATTCAATTGCTATGAGGAAAAAAGGAAAATGACAACAAAAAGAAAAGTAGTTAATTTTAAAAAAGAAGATAAATCAAAAAAAGGTGGTTTAACTGCTAAAGGAAGAGCAAAATACAATAAAGCTACAGGAGGAAATTTACAGGCACCTGTTACCGGTAAAGTTAAGCCTGGAAGTAAAGCAGCTAAAAGAAGAAAATCATTTTGTAGCCGTATGAAAGGAATGAAGAAAAAATTAACTGGTAGCAAAAAAGCAAATGATCCAAATAGCAGAATAAATAAAGCTTTAAAACGTTGGAAATGCTAATTTTTTAAAAACAAGGTATATTAGGATTACTTTAATATTTTTATATGGCAGAAGAAAATCCCGCAGCAGCTGTTGATAATTCAGCTGAAGTTGATCGATTAAAAAAAGAAATTGAATTATTAAAACAGAAAAATCGAGAAGTTGTTGAAGAAAAGCAAAAAATTACTTCTAATGCTAAATCAGTTGCAACTTTACCGGAAGGAACTGATGTTCAAGCTTTGATTGAATTTAAACAAAAAGTTGAACAAGAAAGATTAGAAGAAAAGGGTCAATATTCAGAAGCACTAAATAAAAGGGAAGAACAATTTAAAGAAGCTATTCAAAAAAAAGATGATGAAATAAATTCTTTAAAAAACGAATTAAAAGAATTGAAATTAGTTACACCGGCTGTAAGTGCATTATCTGAACTTGTACATGATCCTGATTATGCAATGAGCAAACTTGATAAAGATAAAATTCAAGTTCAAAAAGATGGTGCGGTTGTTTATTTATCAGATGATGGCTTTACTTCAAGGCCAATACAAGAAGCTGTAAAAGAAAAAGTACAAACATGGGCTTTGAAAAATCAACCGCCTGTTGGATCAGGTGCGCCTATTGGAAAAAGTGAAATACCTGGATCAATTGCTGGTATTGATACAAATTTATTAAAAAGAATGGCTCAAGGCGAAGATACTGCTGCACATGAAATTCACGCAAAATATGGTCGTGATGCTTGGCTAGCTGCTAAAAAAATTGCTAAAGATTACAAATAAGAAATATTGAGTTATAGTTTTAGTAATAACAAATTCGGCTGTGCTGATTTGAAAAACTAAATTAAGGCTGTGCTGAGATTTAGAGGGCTGTGCTCATCTTTGTAAACTTAAACATTTCTTTGAAATGGCAACTACTCTTTCGGACATTATTATTCCAGAGGTATTTGCGGATTCCATTATTGAAGAGACAACTTTAAGAGATAGTTTTCTTCAAAGTGGCGTTCTTGCACCTCTACCTGAGCTAAATTTAAGCTCAACAGCTGGCGGAAATTTCGTCAACATACCTTTTTATAAGGCAAATTTAAGTGGTAACTATACTCGTTTGAATGATAGTTCTTCACTTACTCCTAACAAAATTGAACAAAGCAGCCAAATTGGTGTTGTTCTAACTGCTGGAGATGCTTTTTCTGCAAGACAGCTTGCAGGTCAAAAAATTGGTTCAAACTCACCCGATCCAATAGCAGCAATCAGACAAAAATTAGGCGCTTATATAAACAACGAAAAACAAAAAGATTTGTACAGTTGTTTACAAGGTGCTTTCGGTTCTCTAACTTCAAATACTAGCGCTTCTGCTTTATTCGAACTTTCAATTGATTCCGAATCAGGTGACACTCCAACAGCTTTAGGTGCTGGTACTGTTGCTAAAGCTCAGTCTTTACTTGGAGATCAAGGAGACAAGTTAACAACAATCGCAATGCATTCAAAAGTGTTTTATGCACTTAAAGAAAGAAGAGCATTGGATTATGTTACTAATACAGAAGCACGTTTAAGTACTGCAGCAACAGGTGCAAGTACAATTAATGCTTTTGGCGGTTCTTCTGCTGGTGCTTACGGTGATGTTTCTGTTCCTCAGTACATGGGAATGAATATTGTTGTTTCAGATGATATTCCAACTGCTGGTTCAGGTTCTTCAACGGAATATGCTGTGTATTTTTTCTCTCAAGGAAGCGTAGCAACGGGCGAGCAGGCAGCTTTAGTAACTAAAGTTGATGAAGATGTTCTTGCATTTGAAGATGTAGTTTCATTTAAACATGCTTACATTTATCACCCAATAGGTTTGAAATGGGCAGTTACAACTACAAACCCAACAAGGGCACAGCTCGAAACAGCAACTAACTGGGAGAAAGTGTACGACATCAAAAACATAGGAATCGTACGTGCTACTGTCACTTCACCATTAGATTAATCATGGCTAGTATTTTCGAACTTCAAAATCCTCCTTTTGGTCAATTAACTAAAACTAAAGTTATTAAAACTGAAAACGGAGCTCATACTTTAACAACTGCTGAAATTATTGAAGGCATTGTTGATGGAACACCTACAGGTAATAGGGCTATTACAACTCCAACTGCAGCAGAAATTCTTACTGCTCTTGGTATTCAAAACAAAGTTGGTCAATGTTTTGAGTTAACTATTGTCAATAAGGCAGCGTCAACTCATAAATTTACTTTGACCGCTGGTTCTGGTGTCACAATTGTTGGCGAGCCAGACATTACTGCAGATACTTCTGGAACTTTTATTTTTAGAGTTACAAGTTCAACTGCTGTTAGTGCGTTTAGAAAGTAATGGGTATAGCTACATTCAGATTAGCTAGAGAAAGGGAAGCTGCTAAATTAAAAGTGGCTTCTCCACTTCTCGAACAAAAAAAAGTAAAAAAGCCAAAAAAATTAAAAACTAATGGCAATCTCAATAGTTGAAACAGCTGGAAGTGCAACTGCTAATAGCTATGTTACTTTAGCTCAGGCTCAGGCTTTTATAGATGGTCTAGTAGAAAATGAAGATGTTACTGCATGGAGTAGTGCAACAACAGACCAAAAAAACCGCGCCCTTTTTAGTGCTACACAAAGAATTGATAGGGAAAGATTTTTAGGTGCCAGGACTAATGATGCTCAAGCACTTGAATGGCCTAGAACTGGTGTAAAAAAACCATATACTTATACAAGTACTTATAACGCTTTATATCCTAGTAATTTACAACCTGCTTTTTATGCAGATGATGAAATACCTGACAGAGTAAAACATGCTCAAATTCATTTAGCAGTTTATTTGAATAATAATAAAGATGGATTGGATTTAAGTGGATTTGAAGATTATAATGAAGTATCAATTGGAAATCTACAAGTAAAACCTAGATTTTATGGTGCTGTTGGTGCAAATCGAATACCACCTATAATTGAACAATACTTAACTGGCATTAGAATAAGTGGGCCAGCTACAATAGGAGTAAAAAGGAGTTAACTATGGCTTACGAATATCCTTCAGCAACAATTATTAATGGAACAGGAGCTGTTACAGGAAGATTTGGAAAAATACAGGCAAATGAAGATACTGTAATTGCTTCATTAACTGCTCAAAATATAGATGGTGCTAGTACAAGCATTACTTTAAATGCGAGTTGTGAAATTTGTGGCGTTATTACTGGATTTACATTAGCTAGCGGATCAGTTATTGCTTATAGGTTGTAATGTCAAAACTGTCTAAAAGTTTTCGAAAAGTTTCTTCAACTGTATTAGGTAAATTAGGCGGTGATGTAACTTTTAAACGTATTACTCATGGCAGTTATGATACAGCAACAGGTTCAGTAAGTGAATCAATAACTAGTACTACAATCAAGGGAATATTACAAAATGTAAACCAACGAGAAATTAATGATCTTATAAAAGAAAACGATAAAATATTAACTATTGCAGCTAAAGATTTAGAACAAACACCAACTACAAGCGACAGAGTTTTAATAGCAAGTATTGAATATCAAATTATTAGAATAAATACAGATGAAAACGATAACGAAAATATTAAATATGAAATTTATTTACGAGCATGAAAAAAATAAAAATACAACAAATAGGAAAGTTTTTTGAAGAAGAACATGAAGCACTTATTCGTTTTGCTGTTTTTACTTTAGATTCTCGAATAAAACAGGTTTCGCCTGTAGATACTGGAAGGTTTCGTATGAACTGGCAATTAGCAGAAAATAAAAGAAGTGCACCTATTCAAGGTGGTCCTTTCAATCCAAATAAATCTGCAATTATTCCTCCTTTTAAATTAAATTATCTAAAAGAAAAAGTAGGAAATACATATAGTTTAATAAATCCTTTGCCTTATGCAGAAGCAGTTTGTTTTGGTACAAATACACCTCCTTCCTGGAATAATACTTTTCAATCAAGAGATAGTAACAGAAGTGCAGGTTGGCCATTGAAAGAAGTAGAATTTGTAGCTAGAAAAGTTAGAAAAGCTCAAAGTAAAAATTAATGGCTCAATTAAATTTAAATACTGTTAGACAAAATATTGAATCAAGGCTAGCGACAGAAATGGCTAGTAATCCTACAACTACAGTTGTATTTGGGAATCAACCTTTTGACCCACCTTCTGATACAAGTTTTATTCAATGTTTAATTGAATTTACTGGCAGTGAATATGTCACTCTTGGAGGAACGAGTAATAGTACAAATAGTCAGACTGGAGTTATTACTTTTAATATTTTTACAAAAATGGGTATTGGCTTAGGAGATAATTTAACACTAGCCAAAAGAATAAGAGATTTATACAATAGGGTAATATTAAATGGCATTTATTTTGAACCTCCTACTGGACCTACTGTTTTAGAAAATGCTAGTCCTGAAGGTTTTGTTCAAAGTGTAATGTCAATTTCATTTGAAACTTTTGAAAACTTATGATTGAAATCACAGAAGAAATGCTTGATATTATTGAGCAAGTAAAAGGAAAAAGAAATCCTAATTTATGGGATTCACGCTGTCAATCAGCTTTAGCAAGAAAAAAAATTGAAAAAGTAGAAAAAAATCAAAAAAAAGGATAAACTATAATTAAATTTCTTTTTCATTATGGCAAATGTTCGCGGAGAGGAAGGTTCAGTTTCATTTGATAATGGATCGGGATCAGTATCTGCTGTTGTTGGTACTACAGCATGGACTCTCGATTTAACTAAAGATGTTCTTGAATGTACTGCTCACGGTGACGTGTCAAGAAAATATGTTGGTAGTTTAAAAAGTGCAACTGGAACTATAGAAGTTCAATATACAGCTACTTCAGGTGATGCGGTTGCTGAACTTTTAGCAGATATAAATACAAGTGAAGATCCAGCTGATGCATCATTTAATTTATTTTTAGATACTTCAGGCGCCAAAAAATACGCATTTAATGGAATTGTTACTGGAGTAGGTGCGGCTTCTACTGTTGGCGAACTTACAACTCAGACAGTAAACTTTCAAGTAAGTGGTGATGTAACCTTTGCAATTTAATTTATGACAACAGAAAAACAAACCCGCACTGTTGATCTTTTAGTAGGTGCCTTTGATCTTAATCAAAGAAGAAAATTTACTTTAAATAAACCCGATGGAAGTCCATTAGTTGATTTATATTTTAAACCAATAACCAGATCAGATAGAGTAAGAGTTAATAGTATGGCTAAAGACGGAGATGCTTTAAAGGCTTCTACTGCTATGCTTTGTTTAATTGCTGAAAAAGAAAATGGTGAAAAAGCATTTATGCCTGGAGATGCAATAAGATTACAAAGAGAAATACCTGAAGAGGTTTTAAATCAATTAGAACTGTTTTTATTTAATGTAGCTGGCGATCTTGAAATAGAAGAAGCAAAAAACGATTAAAAGGGGATAACTGGTTAAATTTTGAGTTTTTCCTAGCAACAGAATTGAAAATGACAGTTAGCAGACTAAGAAAAGAGCTAACACAAGCTGAATTAATTTTTTTTGCCGCTTTTTATGAAAATAAATGGGAAATTGAAAAAGAACAATTGGATAAAATAAAATAAAACGTGTAAACTAATAAAAAACTCATATTTATGGCTTATTCAAGCGTTATTATTGATGTCGTAGATAAAGCCAGTAATAAGCTTAAGAAAATCAATGCATCTGCCAATAAAGCAGCAAAAGATTTTGCAAAATTAGATAAAAGAGCAGGAGGTATAACAAAAAGATTTAATGCTTTAGGAAAAGTATTAGCTGCAGGAGCTTTATTAGAAATTGGTAGAAGATCAATACAAACTGCAGCAGATTTTCAAAGATTAGAATTAAGATTAAAAATTTTAACTGAACAAACAGGAGAATTTTCAAAAGCTCAGGCTATTGCTACTCGTGGTCAAAAACTATTTGGAATGAGTGCAACAGAAGCACTTGAAGGAGTAACAAATATAACTTCGAGATTAAAACCACTAGGAGTTAGTTTAGAAGATATAGAAACTACTTTTATAGGATTTAATACTGCTGCAAAATTAGGAGGTTCAACTGCCATTGAAGCCTCAAATGCTTTTAGACAATTAGCTCAGGCTTTAGGTTCTGGTCGTTTAGCAGGAGATGAATTTAGATCAGTTTCAGAACAAGTTCCTTTAATACTTAAACCTTTAGCTGATGAACTTAATGTTTCAACTGGTGCATTAAAACAATTAGCAGCAGAAGGAAAACTTACAAGTGAAGTTGTAATACGAGCATTAAGAAAATTAGGTTCTAGCGGTGCAGAAGATTTAAAGAAAATATTAGAAAATGATCCAACACAAGTATTTAAAAATTTACAAAATGAAGTTGAACAATTACAAATCGCTGTTGGTTCTGCTTTATTACCAGCAGCAAAGGCTTTAACAGAAGTTTTAACGATAACCGCAAAAGTGTTAAATTTTTTACCGCCTGAATTTATTTCAATTGCTGCAGGAATAACTGCTGTAACTGCTGCTGCAACTATTTTGATGCCCATACTTAAAGCAATGTCAGTTACTGTTGGCGTATTAACTAAAAAATTTGTCATTTTAAAAGTTTTATTAGCTGGACCTGTAGTAGCAGCTATAGCAGCTGTTGGTTTAGCTATTACCGGAATAATTGGACATTATAAAAAACAAGCGGAAGAACAAAAAAAATTAACTCAAATTTTAGAAGAAGGAACATCTAAACAAGTTGAAAGTTTAATGGAAGTTAAACAAAAAGAATTAGAAGCAGCTGAAGCAAGATTAGAAAATGCAAAACGTGGAAAAAGTTTAATTTATCAAGATATAGCTGATTTAAAATTACAAATTGAACAATTAGATAAAAGAAATGAATCCATGAAAGAATTAAATAAAATTATGGAACAAAATAAAACATATAAAGTTGGTGATTTTACATATGATACAGCAAGTGGAAAAGCTATTTCTGGTCCTGGAATAAAGCAAGAAGAAAGAACATTTGAAAAAGGTTCAGATAATTCTAAAGCAGCTAATAGTATAAAACTTTTAAGACAAAGGATTCAAATAAAACAACAAGAAAATGATATTGACAGACAACTTCTTGAAAGACAATTTGAATTTCAAAATAAGATGGAAGAAGTTATGGGTATAGAAGATGAAGGTTTACGTCTTGAAAAAAGTAAATTAATTCTTAAAGATTATCAAATTGACAGGCAAGAAATATTAAATTCAAAAGTAAAAGACCAAGTCAATATTGCAAAAGAGCTTGGCGATACTTTGGAACAAGGTTTGGTTGAAAATATTAAAGGTGCAATAAATGGCACGCAATCATTTGGGCAAGCAATGACAAATGTTTTAAATAATTTAAAAAATAAATTATTAGATAGGGCGTTAAGCAATATGTTTAGTGGTATTGGTGATGCTGTATTTGGTGATGGTGGCAAAAATAAAGGTTTGCTTGGTGGTTTGCTTGGTGGCATTTTTGGTAGAAAAGCACAAGGCGGTCCAGTTGTAGGTGGTAGGTCTTATCTTGTTGGGGAGCGTGGTCCAGAAATTTTTACACCAAGGGGCTCTGGTGGCATTACACCAAATAATCAGCTTGGCGGTTCTGTAAATATAAATGTAAACGTTGACGCTGGTGGCACTGATGTTGAAGGCAGCGATACAAAAGGCAACGAACTAGGTCAACAAATTGCAATCGCAATCCAATCTGAGATAATAAAACAAAAAAGGTCAGGGGGCTTACTTGCAAATTAAATGGCTGTTTTTCCTTCCATAAAACCCACCTATGGGGAGCAAATTACTGTTAAACAAGATTACATAACAGTAAAACTTGGCGATGGTTATGAACAACGTATTGTTGAAGGCTTGCCAGCAAATAAAAGGTTAAAAACTATACAGGCAAAATTTGAGTTATCACAAACAGATGCAAATACAATAAATACTTTTTTGGACGCACGTTTTGATGCTGGTATGGAAGCTTTTGATTACACGCCATCTAATGCAACATCAGCTATAAAAGTAAAATGTATAAGACGTACTGAAACAATACCGTATTTAAATAGAGTAAATTTAAGCCTTACATTTGAACAAGTGGCAGAACCTTAATATGGCAATACCAGTATCAGAGTTACAAGGAATATCGCCATCAGCAAAAA